TGTAGTTCGCTGTGCGTGCAAGTTTCGATTGTTTACCCTCTGCCGGGCCTTGTGAGCCCGCGTGAGCGCCTAAACTACGGTTTGCACAGTTTCTACGCTACGTTTTGCACGATGGCTTAGACGGGCGCTCAATCGACTTGCGTCGAGTTTTGTAACGCCCTAGACTTGGGGTATGAATATTTGCCAAGGCTGCGGTGCGGGTGTGACTCGTTCGAAGACGGGCCGGCCTAGACGCTTTTGCTCTAATGCTTGCCGGCAGAAAGCTTACCGGCGCGAGGCCAAGACGCGGGCGCGGTTGCACGCTGCGGTTGTTGACCATGTCGTACCGGAAGAGTTGCGGCTGCGGAATCGTTGGGTTCGACACGCGGCCAAGCGACCGCTCGCTATCGGGGGTTGGTATTGCTCGGTCAATGATGAGCGCGCTTTTTCAACTTACGCGGCTGTCAAAGAGTCGACTCGCGGCGATGGTTACGGTTTTATTTTGAATGGCGACGGGGTTGTCTGTATTGACTTAGACGATTGCGTCGTCGATGGCGTACCCAACGCGGCAGCGCAAAGATTGATTGACGCTCTGCCCGAGACGTATGTCGAATTTTCCCCATCTGGCAATGGTTTGCATATTTGGGGTTTCGGGAATATGGAAAAGGGCCGCCGGTTTACCGGTGACGGTTTGAAGATTGAGGCTTACCCGTCGGCTCGCTTTATTACGGTGACGGCCAGGCCTTATGTTCGAGCTCGTTTGGCGGTCTTGGATTTGGCCCGCGCTTTGCACGTATAGCAAAAGCCCCCGGCCGAAACCGAGGGCGCGCTTTTCGAGCTAGTAGCTCATCGTGGCTTTCAGGCCGTCGATGTCTTTAGCATCGAAAGCAAACCAATCGGGCACAGGCTGGTAGCAACCCTTACATCCGACGTAATCGGCAATACCCGATGCGGCCGCTTGACAACATTGCGTCAATGGCCACACGCCGCTCTCATCTACCCCGACAGCGACGACGCCAAAGTCGGGATGGATGATTGAAGAAATTAGAAACAAGCTCATTACGAGCCCCCTTTCTGCCGGCCTTTCCGGCATATCCCCAATACGTAAATAACTTTACAGCATACCGGTGCGAAATGCAACAACCGGCACAAAGAATTACCAACCGGCGAAAGGCCGGCCACACTCGAAACGAGGTGCATCATGGTAATGCGAGGCACAAAGCCAAGCGACCGACCAACGGTAACCCGACACAAACCGACAATTGATTGGGTCGATGTCGAGAATACCCCCTACGACGGCCCGCGGCCGGAATTACCCGAGACCCGCGAAATCATAAACAAGGCCGGCGATATAACCTTTTTCCCCATGCCCGAGCAAACGGTGACATGGTGGCAATCAGTCACGACAATGCCACATTGCGCAATTTGGTCTCCAAGCGATTGGTCTTTTTGCTTAGACACCGCGCTCATTCACGCGCAAGCCGTTACCGGCGTCGTCTCTGCAATGGCAGAGCTAAGGCAGCGCGAAAAAATTATCGGTACGACCGTTGACGCGCGCAGAGATTTGCGCATCCGATACGTCGACGTTGAAGATGAGCCGGTAGAGTTAGCAATTGTGAATGACATTGACGACCGACGTAAACGATTGCTAGATGCGTGAGCTCATTAGAGCGGCCGAGCACGACCGTACCCGCTCTTTGGGTTGGTTTGCCGTTTGGTGGATAGAAAAATATTGCATACATGGCCCCGGCGACGTGCAGGGCTTACCGGTAACGCTTGACGACGAATTTACGGCTTTTGTTGTCGACGTTTATGCGCTTGGCGATGACGGCCGCCGTTTTTACGATAGCGCTTTTATTTCGCGCGCCAAAGGTCGAGCCAAATCTGAGCTTGCCGGCTTTATTGTTTTGTTCGAGGCTATGGGCCCGGCTCGCTTTGACCATTTCGCAGCGCCCGGGGAAAAGTTCGAGCTTGACGGTCACGTTTACGAGTTTGCAGAGGGCGAGCCGGTCGGGAAACTTATCACCGCGCCGTTTATCCGGTGTTTGGCGACTGAAGAGGGCCAGGCCGGCAACACTTACGACAACGTTTACTACAATTTGACCGAGGGGCCATTATCCCAAGGGCTACCGCGCGATGCTGCGGGATTGACAAGAATTTTTTTGCCCGGCGGCGGCGAAATCCTACCCTCTACGGCTAGCAACTCGGCCAAAGACGGCGGTAAAGAGTCGATGGTGGTCTTTGACGAGACTCATCTTTACAATCGGCCCGAGCTTAAGCGAATGTACCAAACGGTGCGACGTAATCTTGCCAAGCGTAAGATTGCCGAGCCGTGGTCATTGGAAACGTCGACCATGTATATGCCGGGCGAAAAATCGGTTGCTGAAGAGACTCACGAGCTGGCAAAAATGATTAGCGAGAAAAAGACTCGCAAGTCTCGCTTGCTTTTCGACCACCGAGAGGCCGACCCCGATATTGATTTGGCCGACGAGGCTCAAGTCAGAGCCGGCCTAGTCGAGTCTTATGGCCCTTTTTCTGAGATGATGGATTTAGAGCGCATTATTGCGGAAATCTACGACCCGAGAAACGACCCGCAAGACTCTCGCCGATACTATTTTAACCAACCGACGAGCTCACGCGATGCTTGGCTTACGGCTCAAGAATGGGGCGCTTGCTACTCACCGGCAGAAATAAAGCCGACCGATGAGATTACTTTAGGTTTCGATGGGTCTCGTAAACGGGCTCGCGGTGTAGCAGACGCTACCGCTCTTGTTGGCTGCCGGGTTTCGGACGGCCACGTCTTCGAAATTAAAGTTTGGGAACAACCTAACGGGCCAGATGGCGACGATTGGGAAGTTCCCGTAGACGATGTCGACGCTACGGTGCGGGCAGCGTTTGAGAAATACAAAGTTGTTGGAATGTTTGCCGACCCGGCTAAATGGGAAAGCTATATTGCCAAATGGGAATCGGATTACGGCAAGACGCTGAAAGCGCGCTCTACCCAATCGCATCCCATAGAGTTTTGGATGACCGGTAACCGCTCGTATCTTGTCGTGCGAGCTATCGAGCAATTTGCTTCAGCGGTAGAGGCTAAAGAGCTAACGCATGACGGTAGCCCCGCTCTTTCCCGCCATGTGCTAAACGCTCGGAGACGAGCCGGTCGCTCGGGAATTACAATTGCTAAAGTGCATCCCGAATCTAGAGACAAAATCGACGCCGCGGTTAGCGCGGTATTGGCCTACCAGGCGAGACTCAATGCGTTATCCAAAGGTGAGGCTACACGCGCTACATTTGTGCCGATACGAATACGTTAGGAATTTGCTAAATGGCCACTCAGTTGGATAAGAGCCAAGTAATGCTTATCAAGCATCTCGCTCGTAAGCAAGCCAATTTAAATTTGCTCGAGCGTTACTATGACGGTGACGCCCCATTGCCAGAGGGTGCCGAGGGTCAATCTCGCGCTTACCGTCGTTTTCAGCGTAAGGCTCGCCTTAACTTGGCGCAATTGAGCGTTGCTGCTGTACGCGAGCGTATGGTTATTGGCGGTTTCCGTACCGGCGCAGACGATGACGACAACGGCGACCGCGAGGCCCGCCGTTTGTGGAAAGCAAACCATCTCGACTATTTGAGCGCTGACTTGCACTCGACCTTTTTGCGTTTTGGTACCGCCTACATTTTGGTCGGATACCCCGAGGGCTCAGAGTACCCGGTCGTAACGGTCGAAGACCCCCGGCAGATGCTTGCCCGCACGTCACCTACCGACCCGCACGTCATCGTTGACGCTGTAAAAGTTTTCTCGGAAAACGGTTTGCACTACGCCTATTTTTACTACGCTGACAGCATCGAGGTGTTTGTAAAAGACCACCAAACCAACATTTACGACTCGGACTCGTGGCAATACGTCGAAGAGATGTCGGCCGCCAACCCTCTAGGCGAGTGCCCAATCGTCAAATTCACCAACGCGGATGAAAGAGGCGAGTACGAGGCGTATCTAGACATTCTCGACCGAATCAATCATATGATTTTGCAGCGTTTGGTGATTGCGACAACTCAAGCATTCCGGCAGCGTGTACTTAAGGGTGATTTCCCTACGCACGACGCCGACGGCAACGAGGTCGACTATAACGGTATCTTTGAAAGCTCGGCCGGCTCTTTGTGGATGATTCCCGAAAATGCCGACGTTACCGAGCTTGGGCAAGCTGACATGACGGGTATTTTGTCGGCCGTACGAGCCGATATACAAGACTTTGCGGCTGTCACCCGTACACCAATGCATTATTTGTCACCCGAGGGCGCTAACGGCTCGGCAGAGGGCGCAGCGTTGGCTCGTGAGGGTTTGGTATTCAAGACCGAGGACAGAATCGCGCGAGCGACACCCGGATGGTCTAAAGTAATGTCTCTTATGTTTAGGTGGATGGGCGACGACGAGCGTGCAAGCTTGTTAGACCTTGAGCCCCTTTGGAAACCCGCAGAGCGTTACTCTCTTGCAGAGCGCGCCGACGCTAATTCGAAGTTCCAAGACATCCCCTTTGGTTCACGTATGGCACTTGTCGGTCAATTCTCCCCCGCTGAAATCGAAGAGATGGAAAGCGAGAGGCGAGGCGAGCAAATTCTTGCAGATGCGCTAGGCGGTACAGCCGGTGACCGAGCCTAACTTTGAATTTCTCCAAGACCTAAACGGTGCCTACGAGAAAGTCTCTAACCGGCTAATTGTACAAGCTGGCACTCAAGCGAAAGCTAATTTTTTATCGCTGCCAGATTGGCGAGACGGTAACAAAACCGAGTTTTTTGATGCGATGCGTCGAGACCTTTTGCCGGTCAAGCAACAAGCTGCGCAATTCTCTTGGGGTTACCACTCGCAACGGGCTCGTCTGGCGGGCGAGGCTTTCTCGATGCCGAGGTTTACCCCCGAGGATTTCGAAACATCGGTTTTGCGTAACGGCGCAGCTTTTGAAGAGGTCTACCAAAGGCCATTCTCTGAGATGCGTACCGCTTTGGCGCAAGGCCGCTCGTTCGATGACGCTTTAGAGCTTGGTGGCCGCAGAGCTTCAAGTCTTGCGCAAACCGAGGTGCAGCTTTCAAGACGCCAAGCATCACTTTTTGCGCGCAACGCTAACGACAACATTGTCGGGTATTTGCGTATTTTGTCGGGCTCAGAAAATTGCGCTCTCTGCTATGTGGCCTCTACGCAGAGGTACAATCGAGGCGATTTGCTGCCAATTCACCCCGGCTGCGATTGCGGCGAAATGCCTATTTACGGTAATAGCGACCCCGGCCAAGTTATCGATGACTATAACCTTGAGAAAGCTCACCAAGCCGTCGACGACCGATTTGGTATTTCAGACCGCAGCGCTCGTGAAATTGATTACCGTCAAATTATGGTGCATGAGCATGGCGAGATGGGCCCTATTCTTTCCATACGCGGCCAAAAGTTTACCGGGCCTAACAATTTAGATTTGATTGGCAGCAAGGTGCGCAAGCTAGACGATGCGCCTTTGCCGTTACGGGTTGACAATGACCCATATTTTGACGCTGGTATTGCGCAACAGTACGGCCAAGACGCTGTAGATAGTGCCGACCGGGTAATGGTGCGGGCTGCGGTGGCAGAGCCGCCAATTACCGACGACGTTGTTGCGCTTTCGCGTAGCAACGGGGCCGAAATGAAGGGCTTAGACTTTAGGCTTAAAGGCCGCGAGTCAATGTCTCGCAAGATTGCAGCCGACGCCGCTGCCGAGAATATCCCGGTAACACAAGCCGCCGACCAAATTGGCGACTCGGTACGTTACACGATGGTTGCCGACCCGCAAGATTATGCGCAAACGGTTACCGACACGCTCGACAATTTAGAGCAACGCGGTTACACCGTTTACAAGAATAAAAACTATTGGCAAGACGAAAACGCTTACAAGGGTATAAACACAAACATTACCGCGCCCGATGGCACAAATTTCGAGTTGCAATTTCACACCCCGCAATCTTATGCGGTCAAAGAGCCCTCTCACGAAATTTACGAGCTTAGCCGGGTCGAAACCGACCCCGTAGTGAAGGCGAGACTTGTTGAAGAGACGCGCCAGATATGGCGCAATGTCGATACACCGGCTAATATTGGAAGTGTGGGAAATCCCGCAATTAGCTAAGGATGCCATGAGCGTATTTTATTTTGTCTATAACACCGGCAAAGGCCCGTCGAGGCCGTTAGCGCCGGGTACCGGTCTATTCGCTCACGTGAGAGAGCCGGGCCAACCCGACCAAGATTACAAATGGGTTGGTGACGAATGGGTCGAAGACGAGTACCTAGGGTACTTGCGCATCACCGGCTCACCCGCTCTAGACAATATCCCCGAGGCAGACTTGCCCGAATTTGTCGACCGGTTAGACGCCTAAACGGCGTAACCAAACTAATAGATTTCCGGCCCCATGCCGGATGAGCTCGAGACGAGCTTTACCCTACCGAGATGGAAGGTAACCCCTAATGTCGCAAGAGAATGAAACGGCCGTTGAAACGGCAGAGGTAATTGAAGGCGAAATCGCAGAAACACCCGAGACGGGCGAAAATGCGGAATCGTTCGACGAGTACCCCGATGACCACCCGCTAGTAAAAACTTTGGCCAAGCAAAAGGCCGAATTGCGCGAGCTACGCAAGACCTACTCTCAAGCCTCTAAAGAGCTTGACGAGTTTAGGAAATCACAGCTCACAGAGCAAGAGCGCCTTATCGAAGAGACCAAAGAGGAAACGGCGCGGGCGGTACGTTTCGAATTTGCCGAGAAATTGGTAGATGCCGAATTGAAGAGTTATTTGAAGGGTCGCACGATTGACTCGGGCGCTCTCTTTGAATTCAACAAGTCGGCGTTTGTCAACGAGACCGGCGACATTGACAGCGAGGCAATTGCGACTTGGGTAGAGGCTCACAGCATGACCGCTGAGATGCCTAAGCCCGATTTGGGTCAAGGCCAACGCGGCACAAAAAAGGGGCTCTCGCAAATACGTTCACGCGATGAGCTCGAAACCATGAGCCCGGCAGATATTCTAGACGCCCGTAAAGATGGTCGTCTCGATTCTCTAATGGGAAAAATGTAACAAGAAAGGATTAGCTAAATAATGGCTATCGACAACTTTATTCCAGAGGTATGGGCGGCCGGGGTTACTCAGTCTTTCATTGCCAACCAGGTCGTTATTCCGACCTTGGACAACGCATTCACCGGTGACGTGGTCGCTGGTAACAAGGTGCACATCATCAACGCAACAACCCCTACGATTGTTGACTACGCTGGCGCTGGCCGTACAATTTCGGCTGCCGACTTGGCCGACACCGAGGTGCTGCTTGACATTGACCAGGAAAAAGCCTTTTCTGTAAACGTCGATGACGTCGACAAGGTTCAGGCTTCAAGCGAGTTCGGCCCCTGGGTTGACTCTGCCGGTCGTGCACTTGCCGAGGATGCTGAAGAGTACTTGCTCAACACCGTTATGCTTACCGGTGCAAGCAACTCTAACCCTACCGACATTGTGGTCAACTCTGCCGAGACCGCTCTTACCGCTGTCCGTACCATGCGTACCGACATGGGTAAGGCAAAGGTGCCCTCAGCAGGCCGCTACTTGGTAGTTTCCCCCGAGTTTGCCGACTTGCTCATTCAGGGACTCGACGACGTTTCGGTCGCCGGCCAGGATAGCGAATTGCGCAACGGTGTGATTGGTCGTCTCTACGGCTTCACCGTTCTCGAGTCGCCCCTCATCGACTACAGCGGAAACGTCAACGGCGCATTCGCTTACCACGATTCGATGGTTGCATTTGTCAACCAGGTGCAGAGCCTTGAATCGCTGCGCAACCCGACCAAGTTCGCTGACATCGTTCGCGGGCTTAACGTCTACGGCGGCAAGGTGCTTAAGAGCGACGCGGTTTACCGCTACTTTACAGGCTAATATTAGCCAAGCATACGAGGGGGCGGCCTACGGGTCGCCCTCTCTACGCCGCGCAAGATTTTATACGAGAGGCTAAAGATGGCGCTTGCTACTATTGCAGACGTAGAGGCTCGGATTGGTCGGTCACTTACCGCTGGCGAAACCTCACAAGCGACGGCATGGCTTAGCGATGCATCATCAATGTTTGTGCAGCGGGCCGTACAAAAGTTTGAAGTATCCGAATCTACGGTTAGACTTTTCCCGCGAGACGGCATCGTGCGACTTGTGCAACGCCCCGTAATCGAAGTTGTCACCGTAAAGGATATTGACGGCGTCGAGATTGACTACACTTACGACGGCCACCAATCAATTTATGAATTGGGCACTTACTCGCCGGTCATTGTCAACTACGAGCATGGCTCGGCCACTATTCCCGACGATGTTGTTGCGGTTGTCGCCGGCATGGTCGTGCGCACGCTGCTAGTTCCCGACGACGCGGCCGCTGGTATTCAGCAACAAAGCGTTGGCCCCTTTAGCCAATCATTCGCAGCTTGGGCCGTTGGCCGTCAAGTTCTCATGAGCCCCTCAGACATTGAGGTCGCCAACTACTACCGCGATAAAACATTCCGCTCGGCATCGACTTTTGGAAACGGAAATTATGGAGTCTATTACCCAAATCCGACGAAGTTCGACCTCGGTCGATAGCTACGGGCAGCCGGTCTATACGACTACGTCGACAACTGTACAAGCAATTGTTTCGGCGCGAGTATCGGGCACAAACTTTGACGCCGACCAAATTGTCGTTACCGATGGTCTAACCATTTATTTGCCGACCGGTACCGATGTGCAAGACGACGACAAATTTACGATTCGCAGCAAAACCTACGAGGTTGACGGCGAGGCATTTGATTGGCGAGACGGGTTGAGCTCTTGGTCGCCCGGTGTTGTTGTCAATTTGCAACGCGAGGTAGACCGTGGCTAGCAAAATTCCGGGCGGCGGCGGTGAGGTCAAACTCAACCGTAAAGGCATCGGTGAATTGTTGCGGTCTAACGAGATAGCTTCAGAGCTGCGCAACCGGATGAGACGAGTACAGGCTGCGCTACCCGGCAGCGAGCTTGAAGTGACTACGAAAGGCCGACGTGCTCGCGCTAAGGTTGCGCGAGGGTCAGATTTCGAAGAGGCAAACACCGGCGAGCTTTCAAGGGCTCTAGATTTGGCCGGTGGCCAACGTGGCACGAAAGTAAAGTCACGTAAACCCCGAGCTAGAAAGGCGAGTACGTAATGGCCGACGCGGTTATTTTTAGCGACATTATGGCCCATCTTGTCTCGCGGCTAAATACCGGGTTGACATTTGAAGGTTTCACTACGACGAGAGTCGGCGTACTCGCGGACGACTCAGACTCGCAAGTGATATTACGCCGAGATGGCGGCACTAGACGGTCTAAAACGATTATGACCGACTCTATTGGTGTAAACATTTATGAGACGTCTTACGCCGATGCGGAAAGTCTCGCCCGCATGGTTATGGCTCTCTTCGATGACTTGCCTAACGGGCAACCAATCGTAGATGTGGTACCAGAGTCGTCGATTCAAGATATTACAGACCTAAAGGCGCAGCGCAGATTTATGCGTTTCGCTGTAGACCATAGAGGTACAAACCTCTAACGAAAGGATATATAAAAATGGCTTTAGACTCTGACAACGTAAGAGTTGCCGTAACGGGTGCGGTGTATGTCGCGCCTACAGGCACGACGGGGCCAAGCTACAGCGATGACGCGCTCGACGCGGCATTCTCTGACTTGGGCTACGTTAGCGCCGATGGAATCGCCGAGGCCGTTGACAAGTCGACGACTCAAATTCGCTCTTGGCAAGACGGTTCGCTCGTGCGCGAGATTGTTTCAGACGGCACCTACTCGGTATCGATGACCTTTATCGAGACCAACCAAGATGTTGTCGAATTGTACTACGGTGCGACTCTGTCAACCGGTGAGCTTGACATTGACCCCCGGGCTACCGGTGGCCGTCAATCTTTCGTCATCGATGTTATTGACGGCACCAACATTGAGCGCACTTACATCCCCGCCGGCGAGGTTACGTCGGTTGGTGAGCGTACGCTCGCTTCAGGTGAGGCTATTGGCTACGAGGTGACCATCACCGCTTACGCCGATGCTGACCAGAATGTCGCTACCAAGTTCTTTAGCGATTTCGGTTCAATCGAGCCGTAACATTATCGCCCCCGGCGTTTCAATGCGGCGGCGTCGGGGGTTTGACTTTGGCGGGGTT